CCTTTTTATAAGAACATCTATTAAAGTGCCATCTATTCATAATAGTCATCTGCCCTATTTTACCACAATGTGGACAAACAGATTTACGTTGATTTATATGCGTGCCATTTCTAATTTGTGATTTCATCCCTCTTGAACCGTGCTTAGCACGCTGTTCTTTTGTGAAGTTTTGTACCCCAATGTTTTTATTACTTAAATGTTCCCCTCTTTCAATTTGAATTCTTACCCCTTTTTTAGCTATTTCACTTCTTTGTTCCTTTGAAAGTTTGACCCAACTTAGTCTGTAATGGGTGTTCAATTTATATCCATAGTGCTTATTCCAGTAAACTTCCCTATCACCAGCAAATTCTATCCCCTTTTCATCATCTATTACCTCTATAATTTCCATGTCAATATTGTCACCATATTTTTTCTTGTTTTCTTTAGTTCTATAATTAAAATTTCTTGTGCACCCTACTTTTATTCCTTTCATGTGATAGATTATGAAAGACATTACCTATCCCTGAGCTTCAATGATAAAACATCTTATATGAATACTATTATTGATTCTAGTAAACCAAATAATGGCCGACCCCGTAGGGTTAGGTATCCCCTTAATAACCGTCTCAGGGGGTACAGGTACCCACTCATCATCTATTGGTACTTCAAACTCAAATCCAGAAGTCTGACTAGGACGCCAAGTTGTATAATGCCCATCACTCACGTCACAGCAAGGTATTCCGTTAGGGCTTCTGACTGATTTGAACCAACTTCTTATGCTTGGGTCAACATGCTCAAATTGACCTCTATCTACACATAAGGCGGGGGTGCTTAGTAAGCACAGAAATACAACTAATCTATTCATAAAAACGAATGATACGCCTTATTTTGCCTAATACAAGATCAAAATCCAGTGACCCTGTTGTGACTACAGGTCCCACTACCGACCGCTGCAACCCTGTTTGCGGCGCGCATTACCGCCGCCCTATGCGGAGTGCTAATCGGTGGCCCCTATCACCTCTAGTCAGGAACCTAAATGCAGAAGCCTCCACCCAACTCCCCGCGGCATTAGCGCCAAGGCTCCCCGGTGCGGGCGCATGACGGTCTCTACGCGGATCATAGTTGCCACTGGATTGATAGCCTACCTGCAGCCCAACCTCACGGAGGGGCCACTCTCACCACAGCGGATGAGAGCCATCAAAAAGATAGGCTATTTCTTTGTGTCAGTCCCCCTTTTTATAACGTTACCCTTGTTATCTTTTACAAAGTTATCCCTCAAGTAACTTTGTAAATCAGCGTAACCTGCACGCTGTATGCTTTCAAGTTCACTTTCCCATCTATCTTCAGGTATTTTGTCCTGCATGACATCCCTCAAAGGTCTGAGAGGGCCCACTAAATAGGGGTCCTTCCCAGATCTTTTTATTAATGCAGACTTTCAGTCATCATCACCAGTAGTAGGCCGCCCCCTACGACCAGCCAACCTATTTCTGATTGATGAAGCAGTCATTTTAGCCGTGGCTTCATCATCTTCATCTTGGGGTTCAGGTGATTTGGTTGTAACTG